TGGCCAGTTCCGCCACGGAGGCCGTGGTCACGGAATCCGGTGGGCGCCACGACGAGGGATGGCCGCCCAGCGCCGTCCCGTAATCGGGCAGATAAGCGCCCGCCGCCAGGCCAGTCCCCATCATCGGCAGGTTGGCCAGATTCGCCACCGTAACCGACGAGGTAGACGCCTCGGCCGCTTTGGCCACATCGGGCGCGGCGGTCGCCATGATGCGCGAGATGCGCGCCACGTAATTCTGCGTCTCTCGCGGCAGCGCCCGGCCCGACGCCATCGCCCGGTCGTAATTGCCCACCCCGTAGTTGTAAGCCGCCAGCGCCTGCGACTGGTCCCCGCCGTAGCGGCGAAGCAACCATTGCAATTCCTTGGCACCGCCCATCACGTTCTGTTCCACATTGAACGGGTCGGTGACGCCCCGGCCCGCCGCCGTCCTGGGCATCAGTTGCATCAGGCCCATCGCGCCCTTATTCGACACCGCCAGAGGGTTCATGTTCGACTCGGCCTGGGCCACGGCCCGCAACAACGGCAGGGGCACCCCGGTGGTCTGGCTGGCCGTCTGGAACGCAGCGCTCATGGAGTCGCCGCCCGCATCCTCCATACTCCGGCCCGCGCTGCCCTTGCTGCTCACCGTGGCGCCGCCGCCCGCCGCCGCGAAGGTATTCACCGCATTGGCGAACACCGAGGCCGCACTGGCGTTCAGGCTGGCGGTGATCTCGTTCCGGTCGGCGGTGTTCTGCAGCGTGCTGACTACCGGCGGCACCAGCCCGCTGACCGCAGTACCGACACCCTCCTGCGCGGGCGGCGGCAAGGGTGGCCGTGGCGGCATTCCCTTGCGCAGCAGGATACCCAGGATGCCGGAACCGCCGCGCGCGATGCTTTCCTCGGGGCGGCCATACCCGGCCGCCTGCGTGGCCGCGCCCGCCATTGCGTTGGAGAACAGTTCGCGCGCCTCGCCCACCACCATCTTCTTGAAGAAATCGCCCAAGGCCGCGCCCAGGCTCCTGGTCTTGTCGGTGAACACGTCGAACAGTTCCGAGAACTGGCCCTTCAGGGCGTCATACACCCGGCGCTGGTCCTCGATGATCGCGTCGTTGGCTTTCTTCCAGGCATCCAACCGCGCCTTCTGGCCGTCATCGATGGCCTTCTGGTCGATCATGGCCTGCCTGCGCATCAGTTCCGTGTGATGCTCCAGCAGCATCCCGTCCACATCGACGCCCGCCGCCTCGAACTGGGTCCGGTACTGCTTGGCCATCGCCTCGAATCGGTTGTACTGGTCCTGCAGGTTGTCTTTTTCGATCTGGCTGATTCGCAGCGCGGCCACCGCGCGGATCTGGGCCACCCGGTCGATGACGCGGACCTTGCTGCGCAGATCCTGCGCGTCCTGCGCCTCGAGGTAGGCCGCCTGAATATCCGCGCTGGCTTTGGTGCGCTCTACCTGATAGCGCGCGATTTCATCCAGTTGCCTGCGGGTTTCCTTGAACTCCGCGCCCGCCTTCTCGGCCACCTTTCCGCCCTGCAGGATGGCGGTCAAGACCGACGCCTGCAGCGGGTCCATCAGTTCCGACTCGATCTTTTTGTTGAGTTCGCGGAACAGGGTGGAGTACTTCATGTCGATGGCTTCGGCAGGCGAGGCCAGCGCCTGCAGCAGCGTCGCCTGCGCGGTGTCGGCGGTCTTCTGCATCTCGTCGCGCAGCGTCTTGAACTGCTCCTCGTTGCGCACGAGATTGCCGGCTTCCGGCGGGGCTGGTGTTTTCAACTCCGGCGGCAGGAACTGTTTGCCCGCCTCCGCCAGCGCGCCCACCGCCGCCTTCAGCTTGTCCATTGCGTTGCCCGCGAGGTTATCGACATTCGCCTTGAATGCCGGAACCAGCTTGTAGAGGGCGAAGGCCAGGCCGCCCAGCAGCACCACCGTAATCGTCAGTTCGGGATTCATCACCGCCAAGGCCCCGGTGAATTTCCACATCGAACCCACAAGACCCATAAGTGGACCAGCCAGTTTGGTCACGATGCCGAGGGCGGTGCCGAAGGCAGCGAAGGCGATGGCCCCTGCGGTCCAGTTGACAATCATCTCCTTGGTTTCGGGATTCAGCTTCATCAGGTAGTCGATCAGACCGCCCAACGGGGCCAGCAGGCGTTCGATGTGGCCCGCCAGTTTTTCCAGCGCGGGACCGAATCCCTCCGGTCCGAAAAACTTGGCGGCGGTTTCGCGGATCGTATCGCCCAGATTCTTGAACGCGCGCGCGGCATCGTTGCTGAACTGGTCGGCATCGCCCTTGGACGCCATCGCCTTCAACATGAGGTTGACCGTCTGCAGCGGGTCCAGTACGCCGCTCTTGATGGCTTCCTTGACCTGCGTGCTGTCGAAGGGCCGCCCCTTGATCTTTTCCAACTCCGCGCCCAGCGCCTTGATGACCGGGACGCCCTCCGCAGGCAGCTTGCGCAACAGGTCCATTGCGCTCACGAAGTCCTTCTGCAGGATGCGGCCGAACAGACTGACGATGGTGTCTACATCCTTCATCTCGCCGCCCATGCGCGCCACCTGATCGCTGATTGCCTTCAGTGCGAATGGCACGTCCTTGGCGGCGAACCCGAGCACCAGCATTTGCTGCGCGGCCTTTTCCAGGGGATCGAAGTTGAAGGGACTGTGCGCGGCGATGGCGCGCACCTGCTCGAAGATCTCGTTGGCTTTCTCGGCGCTACCGGCGAACGCTGCCTGGGCGCGCTCCGCACGGCTCATCTCGGCGGCAAGCTGCACCATGCCCGCCACGGCCTTGGCGATGCCGAGGCCCGCCAGCGTATTGGTAAGCTGGCCGAACTCCTTGTTTACGTTCTGGACCGAGATGCCGATCGTGTTCAGCCCGGTGCTGGCCTGCTTGGAACTCTTCTCGGTGGTAGGCCCGGTCTGGGCCAGCGACTGATTGAGCGCGTTGACATTCTGCTGCGCGCCCTGACTGTTAACGTCGATCTGGATGTAGATGTTGTTAGCGGCCACCTGACGCCCTCTCTGCCGACTCCGATTGGAAGCGGTTGCGTTCCTCGCTCAGGAAACGCAGCAACAAAAACTCCGGGTACGTTATGTCTTGCAGGCTAACGGTCACCCCCGCCTGCAGCGCGAAATCGAGGTCGATGGCCTGGCCGATCTGGCGGCCCGCAGGCGAGGCCAGATATTCGTCGAGCAGCGCGGCGGGGCATTCGTCGCAGGATGGCGAGGCAGCGGTGGCGAACGGATCGTTCATCAGGTTGGCCGGGCACTCGCCGGGACCGGGGCACAACTGATTCCGCCGCAGCATCCGGTGAATCACGAAGCGCGGCGAAGGCTCGGCGGGCCAGCCCCCGCCCGTTAAAAATTTTCTTCGTCATAGTTGGCCGTCGCCTCATGCTCGATTTCGTTGATTACCTGGCGGATGACCACATCCTTGTGGAGGTTGGGCACGATGCCTGTGTAGCCTTCGGCCTTGCCGCCGCAGGCATCCCACAGACCCGCCGCGGCCTCCATGTTGGTGCGGACCTCCTGGCAGTTGTAGGGCAGCGTGATGTAGCGCGTCGTGCGCTGCAGCTTGCGGACCTCATCCATCGTCGGGATGCGCACCGTGTGCGTGACGCGCCCGGTCAGGATCAGCAGTTCCACCTCGGCTTGGTCCGTCCCCAGCTCCACGCGCGTCACATCGGCCTTGGCGATGGACTTGATCACCGTGGTGGCTTCGCCGGCGGATAGCGGTGGCGCCCCGTTCAGCTTGATGGCCTCGTAGAGCTTCTGGTCCGCAGCGCTGGAATCGGTTTCCATCTCCGACGCCCCGCGGCCAAGCTGGCGCATCATCAGCTTCGACCGCTTGCGGTGCGAGGCCCATTCTTCGTCATTCGGCCAGCGCACCGTCACATCGGTCTTGCCGACATTGGCGACGCGCATGCCGAGAGTGATCGTACTGGTAGTGTCAAACATAGGCTTAAAGTCCCAGGATGGCGTCGTGTGTCGTGGTAGCCGACATGGTAATGATCGGCGTAATGCCATCGGTCGGCTGCAGCGCGGTGACGGTGCATTGCACGGTAACGATGTTGGCGTCGTCGCCATTGACCACCGCCTGCATGATGGTGCGCGGCATCGTGATGTGGAAGCCGTGATTGAATCCGGTTTCGATCAACGATCCGTTCACGCCGAAGCTGGCTGGCCCTTCCACCTGATTGATCAGGTTGTTGTATTCCAAGCTGCCCTTCTGCGCGCGCGCCACGAAACTCAGGCTCATTTCGCGGGTGCCGTATTCCATGCGGCCCCGCACCGCGAATCCGTTCTGGGTGCCGGAACCGGGATACAGTCCGGTGTCGAGACGGACGTTGTTGTTCCAGCGGAACTCCAGACTGATAAAGGTCTGCGACAGGACGTAATCGATTCCGTTGATGGTGATGGTAGCGCCCGCCGCGTTCAGGAAGTGCTCGGGAATCACAGCCGGCAATGGCGTCAGCCCCGGAGACTGCGCGCGGCCGGAACCGGGCAGGGTGGCCGATACCCGGCAGTTGGCGCGCCCCGGCCCGCTCGACAGGCTCAGGGTCCAGTCATTCACCACGCAGCCCACCAGCGCCCGGTCGATCACCGAGTTGGGCGCGGGGCGGATCTGCTCGTCCCATGTGAAGCACGGCAGATTGATGCAGGTAACCGCGGGATCGTTGGGCGTGGCGTCGTACTTAAACCCGAGGGTGCCCGCTGGGGTCTTCGTTGCCTGCCCGGTCGTGAAACAGAACAGCCAGGCGAGGAACTCGCTCGAGCAGTATTTCTCCACCGCCACGCTGGCGTCCTGGTGCGACGGGAATACCTGACTCGGGAATTCGTTTCCCTTGCCGATATCGAGCGCATTGGTTTCATTGACGGGGTTAATCACCGAAAGCGAAGGATTGACCTTCGTGAGGCTCCACATTTCCAGCAGAGCGTTCGGTGTCGCCACGTCGGCCTGCGGCTTGTAGCCGAAGGCGATTTTCGTCTCCTGGATGTTTGCCGGGCAGGAGGTGGGACCGGATAACGGCGTAACGATGATGTCGCGCGCCAGTGCTGACGGCGGCGGCGGCGCTGCGGGGGTGTGCGGAAATTTGGATGCCATCTACAAAACCTCCAAGAGTTAAGGCAGAGGCCAGTCGCCTGTCTCAGCCGTTTCGGTTTGGATGACGTGGTAATCCACGCCTTCGGAATCAGTTCGCCGGGAGATGCCCAGCACATCGGTCGGCAGCACTCCCGGCATGACGGGACACATACGCCAGATCATGCCGTCGCCGGGGACCGGGACGCCATTCATAATCAGGTCGCCCAGATCGAGGTCGGAATGGTCGCGCATCGCGCGCAAACAGATTTCCACGCGATGCACCCACTTGCTCATCTGCTCCAGAATCAGGCTGGTTTCGATCCACATCACCAGTACCTGGCCGGGCTGCATCTGGTAGATGGCCTTTTCCACTGAGTTGTTCAGCGGGTTGGAATCGATGTAGCCCACTACCGGGTCCACGGTGGAAAGCTCCTGCACCAACTCCGGTACGTTGGCCAGAGTCAGCGCCATCGCGTCTACCAATGCCCGGCGCGAGATCATGCGGGCACCACGTTCAGCGCCGAAGGCCGGCGCCCGGTTCCGTCCATCGGTATCCATGCCTTCTTGACGTAGCTGCCGTACTCCACCTTGGTGGCGGTGATGATCACATTGGCGTCGGTCAGCGCAATCCCGATCATCTGGTCGTAGTTGTTCGCGCCCCGCGCGGCGTCGCGCTGCGCGCGCGTGCTGTTCTCGGCGCGGATCTTTCCATCCGCCGCCTTGCGCAACTGGAAGTTGGCGACGGTCCTGCCGGAAAGCCACATGTCGCGGACCGCCCGCTTGTGCAGCACGGCCTGCTTGATGATGGCGTACCGCACCGAGAGCTTCTTGGCGGGCTGGCCGTTGGCGTTCATCACGCGCGCCCAGCGCGCCTTCTGCTCCGCGACCGCCTTCAGGCCGATGGCCTTCAGTTGCGCGTCGGGCAGGTTCGGCGGGCGCACCCTCCCGGCTTTCCGCACCTTCATGTTCACGTAGGCGCGGGTGCTGTTGATGGCGATGTTCAATGAGTTGAAGGACGTAGCCATCAGATCGGCCCCCCTTCCTGCAGCACGATCGTCGAGTAGCCAACCTCCAGGGCGTTGACCACAACTACGTCGTACTCTCTGCCGTCCTTCTGCACCGTGTCGCCCAGCATGGGAGGCCGCGGCAAGTCGGAATTCTGCAGGTCGGCGTGGCTGTAGCGCCCCGGCGAAACATCCTCGTCGCTGGCGCCCGCCTTCCAGCAGACCGTGATGAAGACGGACTGCGCGGCATCGCCCTCGGGCAGATAGATCACCTGCCGCCCGAAGGTCGCCAGTTGCGCGGGCCAGAACAGGTTCGGCAGGTAATTCGAGATGAACGGGTTAATGAAACCAGCCATTCTTTTCTCTCAGTTGCGCCCGCGCCTCCAAACCCCCAGTAACGATTTGAAGGCGCGCTGCGCGTTCCGCTCTGGTACGCGGAGGCCTTATAGAACCTTCGCGGCAAGCGAAGCGTTCGGGCGGTACGGAACCATGATCGGTGCGCTCTGCAGCATGATGAACCGAACGCTCGGGTCATTCTGCGTCCAGGATTTGACGTAGTAGGGCAGCGGCTGCAGCCCGGCTTCCTCGTCGCGGATGGCGCCGTAGGCCTGCACGCCTTCAACCGCGGGCGATACCAGCAGCACGGTGCCGGCCGGAATGATGGGTTTCTCGACGCCATCCGTAGGATCGACGTACCAGCCGCTGTAGACCCAGATATTGAAGCCGTCAATCTGCCCCATGAGCACGCCGCCCTCGCTGGCCAGGCCAGTCGGCATGATGCTCGGGTCCTGCGTCATGGAACGGAACATATCCATGTGCTGTTGCAGGCCGGGGTCGTTTCGGAAGACCTTCCACACATCCGCCGCCATGATTACGTCGCGCGGGAAGACGCCGGAACTGGCCATCACGAGAGCCGCCCAGTCATGCAGGTTGTTGAGAATCGGCGGCGTCGCCGCGCTCCATAACGGATTGGCCGTGAAGGTCTGGTTGGAGGCGCGCAGGAAGTCCACCACGGTGGTCGGGTACTTGTCGCCCGAGATCGTGGACTTGCCGGTGCAGAGGACTTCGCCGCACATCACTTCCAGACGGCGGCGCAGCATTTCCAGCTGGTCGGCCATGTCGTTGGCAATCATGGCACGCAGCCTGGCATCGGGACTCATGGTCCCGCCGAATTGCTCACCCGGCATCCGCTTCAGCGGACGGTTCATGTCGAAAACCCGCTTGTCCTTGATGTAAGCGGGCGCGAAGGTGTTTGTCACAAACCCAGGCGAGGCGACCATCTGCCCCTCGACCAGTGGCGACACGAAGGGCGAAACGCGCCGTTTGCCCTGGATCACATCGAAGTGAATCTGTTCGCTGGCTTCCGCCTGCACTCTGCCGAAGTAACGGTCCAGCAGGAACTGCGGGTTGCCCACCAAATATTGAACCACTCCGGTGAGAACGTCTGTACTGAATAGATCGGCCATTTTGGCTCTCCGTTTGCACTGGGTCAGGTGTTAAGAGTCAAGCGGCCTGCTGCCTGTACCAGAGGCGGCGGGCCGCGCTGGTTGCCTATTTCTTCTGTGCGGGCGGCGGCGTCTGGCCGTTGCCCTTGCCGCGCCCTTCCTGCTGCTTGCGGTGCAGGTCATGCAGTTCCTTGTTGTGTTTCGCCTGCAACTCCTCGATGGCCTTCTGGTCCTTCCGCCGTTGCTCGATCTCATGGTC